GAGAATATCAGGGGACATTTCTATCACGCCATTGGGTGAGCCTTGGTTGACGCGAAACTCTATACGGTGCTCAGCACCACGGCCGGAGTCACGGCTCTTGTAGGCAACCGGATTTATCCGGACAAATTGCCGCAGACGCCCGTCTACCCTGCTGTGGTCTATCAGGGCATCGCAGGGGCGAGGGAGAACCATCTCAGGGGCTATGCGAGTCTTGAAAACCCTTTAATGCAGATCGACGCCTGGGCGACGACAAAAGCGGGGGCGGCGACATTGACCGCTGCAATCATTACGGCAGTATGCGCAGCGACGACCTTCGCGGCCATCGTGCCCAACGTCCCGCAGTATATTTGGGATGATGAAGTCGAGAAGTATCGCTGCATCATCGAATTCAGCATCTGGAACCGATCATAAAGGAGGGCCTATGGCTTTAACCAAAGCCGACATTGAAAACGCAGTATTCGGATTGAACGACACGAACATGGAAGAGGTGCAAGTCCCCGAGTGGAAGACTTCCGTATGGGTCCGATCGATGACCCTCGATGAACGGGACGCCTGGGAGGCATCCATCGTCGAAACCAAGGCGGGCGGGGAGACGAAGCAGAACCTCAAGGACTTCTATTCGAAGCTCATCGTCAAGACAGCCGTGGATGAGCAGGGCAATCGTCTCTTCGAGGATACCGACATCCCGCGCCTGCAGAAGAAGTCCGCCCGGGCGATGGGCCGTATATTCAAAGCCGCGCAACGACTCAACGGAATCGGCCAGGATGCGACGGAGGAGCTTGAAAAAAACTAAGACGCCGGGGATTCAGGTTCTTTCTGTTCTCCCTGGCGACAGAACTTCACATGACGGTGCGGCAGATGGGGCGTGCGATGGATAGCCGGGAATTTACCGAGTGGATGATTTTCTACAAGATGAAAAATGAGGACGCAACTGCTCCCGAGGAGCCACAGGGAAAGAACCCGGAAGAGATGAAAAAGATTCTCATGGTAGCAGCCAAGGGGAAAAAGTAGATGAAGCTGATAAATTGGAACCCGGATCTGGCCAGCGATGAGATAACAAAGACGATGATGAACCGCCTGGAAAAAGCTGCGGAGCTGGTTGCCACTCGTGCGCGTCAGAACGTTCCTGTGGGCAAGGATAGACCGCCCTATAAGACGGGCAAGGAGTGGACTGCCAGAAAGGCCGGCGCGTTGAAGAAGTCGATCCGCGTTGTTCGGTTGAAAGGCGACCCGAAATTGAACATACGTGTGTACGCAGGGAATAGCGGCGATGTCTACTATGCCCATTTCGTTGAGTACGGCACGGCAAAAATGGCAGCCAAACCCTTTATGAGACCGGCACTGTCAGCGTCAAAGTCGGATATCAAGACCATCATGGAGAACGGATAATGGCCGGAAAACTGGGCGTATTCGTAGAGCTCGGGCTTGATGATAAAGTCTTCAAGCAGAAGCTCAGTGAACAGCTGCAAAGCACGCAGGCGACCGCTAAGGGTATCGAGACCTCCTGGAAAGCCTTGGGGACTACTTCCGCGGCTGTATTTGATAGCCAGAGACGGGCCGCTGAGAACGCCTATACCCTCATCAAAAATCATGCCGCCACTACGGCCGCCGATATCGTGCGGGCGGAAGAGGCAAAGAACGCCAAGATCGCCGCCCTCACCCATGCGCAGTTTGGCACGCAGACATCCACCATCGACAAACTGAAAGCCAACTGGATAGCCGCGTCCGTAGCCATCGCGGCGGCCATAGCGCTGGCAAGCAAGGCCATGCAGTACATGGACAAGGGCGCGAAGGCCCTCCAGGTGGAATCATCGTTTAAGATCATGGCGGACTCTGCCGGCGTCAATTCCGAGCGCATGATCGAAAGCATGAAGGCCGCCACAAGAGAGACCATCGACGACTCGGACATGATGCAGAAGGCCGTCAAATTGATGACCCTCGGGTACGACCCCGACAAGATTGAGCGGTTTTCCAAGGTCGTTATCACCGCCTCTCAGATTGCCGGCACATCGGCGGCGGAGGCCTACGACAATCTTGCTGACGCCATCGCCAACCGTGCGCCCAAGGCCCTAGTCCGCATGGGCGCTGTAACCAAAGAACAAATGAAAATAGTTAGCGCCGCCATAGAAGCGGGGGCGGATTCGGTTGTCCTCTATGAGCTCGCCATGGCAAATCTTGAGCTGAAACAGAAAATGCTCCAGGGCACGCAGGACCAGGCGACGATTGCTATGCAGAGGTTCAAAGCCGAGGCTTCGCAGACGGCGGAGAGCATCGGAAAGGGATTGCTCTGGTTCGTCAAAGAACTCTACATCGGCTTTCAAGGCCTGGCCGTTGGCGGCTTGTATGCCGCTTATGGCGTAGCTAAATTTGCCGAGGCGGCCTCCAGGGCAGCACAATGGGCTGACGAAAAGTTGGGCATGACCGGGGCAGCGGAACGAAATAAGAAAGCCGCTGATTCTGCCATGGAAGTAGCCAACAATATGAAAGGCGCAGCCGAAAAGATAACGGGAAGCATGAAGGTCCTCAACGGGGACGCGTCGGCCTCAAACAAGAAGGCCAGCGCTGAAGAAATAGCCAATTCGAAAAAAGTTGTTGATGCGCTGATGGACAAAATGAAGGCATACAAGAACGCGGCGGCAGGTGCCGCTGCCATCAACGCAATTAATACGGCCTATGCCCAGTGGACGAAAGAGGTCAACGCCCTTAACCCCGAGCTACAGAACCAGGACCGGGCCCTGCAGAAGCTCGCTGATGACTATACTGTCCTGTGGCAAAAAATGCAGAAACAGGGCATGTCCGCGGCACAGTTCGACACGAAGTTCGGCCCCGGAGCCGACATGGCCGAGGCTTACATCATCCAGGCCAACAACATCAAGCGCGCCAAGGAGGAGCTAAGGATCTTCGAAGAGTTCCGCAAGGACGCCGACGCGGGGAACATTGCCGACACGCTCATGATAGCCGATGCGAAGCGAACCGCCCTCACGGATGAGATCAACCAGACCCGCGCCCTGGGCGACCTCAAGCTCAAGTACGCGCTGATATCACCCAAAGAAATGCTCCAGATCGAAATGGACACGGAGAAGCAGCTCCTCCAGGTGGCCCGCGATCGTCTCCAGGCGGAGATCGACACCCTTGAGCCCCGGAAGATGTTCGAGGAAGAGGGCCGCAAGATAGCCGCCCTCTCGAACCAGCAGCTTGACATCACCCGCCAGATCACGAACCTGGAGGAACTCCGCGCGCTGAAGATGAAAGAGTACACGGGGACCGCCGCGGAAGGATTCGTAACCGGCCTTAGAAAATATGGGCAGTCAATAGGCACCGAATTCCAGATGTGGGCGAAGTTCGCCGAGGATGCAGCCAAACAGATGGAAGGCTCCTTCTCCGACCTCTTCTTCGACGCTATGCAGGGCAAGCTAAAAACCGCAGCCGATTACTGGAACGCCTTTCTCGGATCCATCGAGCGGATGATGGCCGATCTTCTCGCCAAGGACCTCATGTCCAAAATTATCGGTGTCGACATGAAGACGGGTGGGGCGAGTGGTGGCGGGATTCTCAGTTGGCTGGCAAGTCTCGGGGGATCCGGCGCTACCGCCAACCCCCTGGGCGGCACGATCCCGGCAGGCTTCACCATGGATAGCGCCGCGGCAATCCCCTTTCACCACGGCATTCGCAGCGTGGGTGAAACATATGCCCCCGCTTCCCGCAATGTTTCTGCCTCTCTGTTCGCCTCAGCCCCTCGTCTCCATAAAGGCCTGAAGCCCGATGAATACCCGGCGATATTGCAGAGAGGCGAGCGCGTCACCTCCCGCCAGGATGTTGCGGCTGAGGAGTCCGCCGCCAGCCCCGTGGGCGCTCGCTCTCCCGTGATCGTCCACATGACCGTCAACGCCATGGATGCCGGATCATTCCACGGCTATGTGCTCCAGAACAAGAAGGCGATCGCCGACGCCGTCCAGTCCGCCCTGGGCGACAACCACAACCTGCGGAGGTCCCGGTAGATGCCAAGCACGGCCACCTTCCCGACCACTGTACCGTTCACCTCGGTTACACGGGTCCCGCATTTCGACACGCGCATAGTCACCTACGGCGGCAAGGTCCGCCAGCGCCTCAGTTTTGCCGCCACCGCCTGGTATGAGATCATCTGTAACTTCCAAAATACACAGGGTGTATACGCCGATGCCATTATGTCTTTCTTCGAGGCCCGCAAGGGCGCATTCGAGGCGTTCTACTTTCAAAATCCAGAGGAGGCCTATCGCCCTACAAAATGGACCCCCTCAACCGCTTATCTCACCGGGGCCATCATCCGGCCGACAGTGATCAACGACCGCTCTTACAAGGCCACCACGGGCGGGATCTCCCACGCCTCCAGCCAGCCTACTTGGCCTACCGGCGTCAATGGCACCGTGACCGACGGCACAGCCCCGAACCAGATCACCTGGACGGAGAACACCTATCTCGTGACATTCGCCGAGGACACCCTGAATGCAGAGTATTTCTCCTATACCCTCTACACCCTTGGCGAGGTCAGGCTGATCCAGGTGAGTGCGTGACCATAGCCACCACCGGATCGGAACTGACTCTCGCTGAACTCTACGGCATTGCCTTCCAGGGGGTGGGCCTGATGCCATCGGCGCCTGTCGGACCCTCAGGACCACTCGGGCTTGGTGGGTATCAGATCGCCTTTTTTACCTCGCACGATGCAGACATTCTCTACGACGGTGACACCTACCAGGCGATCCCGATCCGCCGCGATAATATCTCCAACAATGCCCGCATGGAAGTGGATAAGATCACCATCTCCGTGGGTTTAGTCGGCGTGAAGATCGGCACCGCCATTTACACAATTCCGGAGATCATCCACCGCGGGTGGCTTCGCAACGCAGAGATCACAATCACCCTGGTCGATTACGCAAACCCTACCGAGCCCGGGATCGTTCGTGGTGTCTGGTACGTATCGGACGACATTTCCTACAACGCCGGCATTCTCACTCTCAAATGCGGCTCACTACTTGACCGTCTGAGTGATAAAATCCCGGCGCACATCTACAGCGAGTACTGTCTCCATTCGCAGTACGGGGCCTACTGTGGGCTTTATACGTTTGACTACGAGGAGGGGGATTATAATGCCGGCGCGTCAACCACAGTCATCACCGCCTCGATATTCGCCTACAGTAACCACGCTGCCCATTATTGGGACCAGGCAAGGATCAGGTGTGCCGACGGCGCCAATTCCTACAACGGTGCCGACATCCGTACCGTCAAGTCGCATAGTGATGGCTACGTGACCGTATCCCGTCCATTTTCATCTCCAGTCGAGGACGGTTGTAACATTTATGCCCTGCCCCATTGTCAAAAAAACGGCGATATCTGCAACACGACATTCGGCAATTACGCCAACTTCCTTGGCTTCCCCCACATCCCCAACCCGAAGATGCTCTATGGATAACGCAATGATGCTCGCTGAAGTGAGAAGCTGGATCGGCACACCATGGAAGCACGGTGTGGCACTCAAGGGCTGGGGAGCGGACTGCATCCAGTGGATAGCTGCGTTCGGAATGTGGCTGGGTAAAATCCCCGCGGACTGCGAATTTCCGAAGTATCACCGCGACTGGGCCTTGCATAATAGTCGCAGCGTGTTGATAGAGCAGGTATCTCGATTTAGCGATCCACTCGACGCAACCGGTGTGCTCAGCACGGGGGATACTCTTATTTTTACCTTCGGTCTCACTCAATCCCATGCAGGCATTTACACCGAAGATGGTAAGTGCGTTCACGCCCATATCCGCCACGGAGTTGTGGAGGTCAAAACGGACTCAATACGACGCAAGATCAATGGTAATTGGGTGCCGGCTTTCGACTCGGCCTGGAGGTGGCGCCATGTCTAACCCCGGTCAGGCGATCGTCGGAGTTGTTGGGGGGATAATCGGTGGTTTGATCACCATGAACCCTATGGGTGCGGTCAAGGGCTTCTCCATGGGCCTGATGCTCGGCGGCATGCTGTTCCCAACCAAGGGTGAGGATAAGGAGTATAAAGCTCATCCGGCCGGGCTCATGGTATCGACCAGCGCGTATGGCGTCACGATCCCGGTAGTGTTCGGCACAAGGGAAATATCTGGCAACATGATCTGGCCGAGAGTGTTCGATGGTACTACGTTCAAAAATACCGAACACGTCACCGAAGAGGAGTCAGGCGGCAAGGGAGGAGGTGGAGGAGGCGGAGGAGCCAGCACTACCACCTACACCTATACCGTGAGTTGTGCTTACGGGCTCGGATTCGGCCCGTTGACGGTTCTCCGGGTCTGGGCCGGAAAACACCTGATCGACAGTGCTGATTATACGGTATCATCGTCTGCGTTTACTGCATATGATGGTACCCAGACCACGCCAGATCCTACTATTGCAGCGATTACGAGCCCCGCACCTGTGTGGAAAAATTTCGCATACGTGGTGTTCAAGGATTACGATTTAGGGGAATCGCCTCAGCTCCCGAACTTCACCTTCGAGGTAAGCTCTGACCCATCAGTAGTAGTAACAACTCTCACGTGGGGGGCGGCATGTTAGGCGCGGCGAGCAGTAATTGGATTGTAGGGTCAGACGCGGATGGGAGTAATATCATTGCCGGAGCGAATACAGGGCATCTCTACACGTCGTCTGATTACGGGGCAACGTGGATCGACCGCCTTGCGGAGAATAGAAATTGGACTAGTGTAGCGTCCGATTCGGTAGGTAATAACCTTATCGCGGGGGGCAATAATGGAGGTGGGGATGGACTCGGCGGGCGGATTTTCATATCTCCCAACGGGGGACTCTCATGGATGGAAGGGCAGCCACACGGCGATGTAGATGCTCAGTGGCAGGGGGTTGCATCTGATTCGGCTGGAACTGCCCTGATGGCGTGTGAAAACGGCGGCCATGTATGGCACTCAAGCGACTCAGGCATATTCTGGTCTGCAATGGAGCCGGATATGTATAATTCGACGGCGTACTGGTACGCTGTCGCCATGTCCGATGATGGAACGGTCCTCATCGCCTGTTCTGGATCCCCAAGTGTGAATCCTGGTCTCTGGGTCTCCACCAATTCTGGTGAGTCATGGACACAGCGCAATCCAGTGGCAGGATACGGGTGTATTTCTGTCGGATGCAACTCTGATGGGAGTTTTATCATTGCCGCCGCGACGACCTCATCAGGATTGAGGCGTCTTTACACATCCAGCAATTATGGCGCATCATGGACCGAGACGCAGCCGGTCGGTAATGCAACTAGGGCATGGAGATGTGTCGCGTGTGACGCGGATGGTAGCCATTTAATGGCAGGAATCGACTCAGGTCGCCTATATTCGTCGGCAGATTCCGGTGCTACCTGGGTCGAAGATACTCCTGCAGGCTCAGTAAACAAATCGTGGAACTCTGTTGCAACCAACAGTGACGGTTCGAGACTAATCGCCGGGTGTCAGAATGTCTATATACGTACCAGTATCACCACCATCACCGCCACTGATGTCGCGCCGTCCACAATATCAAACGCCCTTCTTACAAACACCCTCTACGGTCTCGGGCTTGATTCCGCCGTTTTTGACGCTACTACGGCCGCGATCACGGATGCCTATTGTGTGGCCAATGATATGCTCGTGAGTATGGTGATCGATACCCAGGTGTCAGTCCTGGATGCTCTGGAACACCTCACCAGCCATCACGACGGATTTATCACCTACGCAGGTGGCACGATCACTCACGGCCAACTCAAGGCAGAGGCACCCATCGCAGCGCTCGTCGCCGATTCCGGATATGATATCGTCCACGAAGAAGGTGCATGGCCGGTGCAGGTCACCGTCAAGGGCGCCCGTGATTACTACAACCGCATCATCGTCGAATGGACTAAGCGCAACTCGGATTATGTGACAGGCACCGCGCCGATAGACGACATGGGTGATATTGCCCTGTACGGGTTGCGGCCAAAACAAGTCCTGCTCGACGGGTTGTGTACATGGGAGCGCGCAATAAAGGCCGCCCGCGTTATTGCTGACCGGTCGATGTCCAGCGAGAGCGTGCTCACCTTCAAACTCGGGCCAAAGCATCAGGATCTCAAACCGGGGGATGTGATCACCATCACCGACTCAAACAACGGCTTGACCGCCTTCAAGTGCCGTCTCGTGTCCATCTCGGAAAATCCCGACTTTGTAATCGAAGCCGTGGCGGTCGAAGAAATCGACAACGTATATACCTACTCGACCGCCGGTGCGGAGGCCGGCGGCGGGGGTACCACCATGCCTGATTTTTACAGTGACGCCCTTGCCGTGACAAATGGCATTGCGGTCGAGCTCCCAGCAATCTACTCGGGTGAGAAAAACGTAGTGGTAATCGGGTATTCAAAGCCCGACCAGCCAGCATGGGCTGGCGCGGCACTCTATCGCAGTTACGCCGCCGCCGGGCCGTACACGCGGCAGGATTCCAAAACCTACAGTGGTGTCGCTGGAGCAGTAACGGCCGTCGGAACCGTCGCGGGGGAGCAGACCATCACCGTGCTCCTCGGTACCGACGCCACCCTCTCATCCGCCACAACGTTCAACGAACTCATGACCACGCCACGAATGAATATTTGCGTCTTTGCCACAGCATCCGGCAATAAGTTTTGCAGATACCAGACGGTAACACTGGTCGCGGCGAATACATGGCGGCTCTCGGGCCTCATCTACGACGCCCCGGGCGTTTCCACACTCAACAGCTATGGCGCCATCGATGCAGGCGACCCTGTGCTCATATACTCCAACATTCCCTTCACCCGCGAGCTCGGCGTGGTCGACGCCTGGCGTGATATATGGTGGAAGGTCGCATCCTTCAACTTCGCCGGCGCCGAGCAGGATCTCTCCGCGGTCACCGCGCTCACGACCGACATGCAGGCCCTCGCCCAGACGCCGCTCACCGTCTGCAACCTCAGCGTCAACGGCACACCCATCGCGGGATCGGGCGGGGGCACCGCCTCAACGCCCGCCGGAGACATCGCCCTGGCATGGGTCAGCCGCAACCGGTTTGCGGACGCGTGGCTCGATTACACCCGGACGGACTCGGTCGACGATTATGACTTCGTGGAATTTCGTATCGAGGTGATGAGCGGCACCACGGTCGTGCGCACGGTCACGCAGGCCACTAAGACATGGACCTATACCACAGCCATGCAGGCCGCCGACGCCCTCAGCTCACCCTTTACGTTCAAGATCTACCAGCGGGGAGCATCCGCAACCAGCGCGGCCGTGCAGCTCATCGTCACGACCACTTAAAGGAGGCTATTCATGGCGGACGCATTAGGACTGAACGATATACCAACCGGGGCCGTCGACTGGGCCGCCATCCACAACGCCAACCGGACGCGTATTACCGCGGCCATCGGCGCGCAGCAGACGATCACCTGCGGGGCAAATGTCACCATCGACTGGTCCCTCGGCGCCACGGCCTATATGCTGTTCGATCGGGCGAGCGTCGAATTTACCCACAGCAACATGGTTCTCGGGGTGAAATACCATCTCGTGGCAAAGCAGGCCGCCGGTGGCAACGGGGCCGCGACCTGGGCCGACACCCATCTGTGGAAGGGCGGCTCGGCGCCGACATTGACCGTCACGGCGAACCACGTCGACATGGTGACGTTCGTCAAAACGACCGCGGGCATCGTTGCCTATGCCGACCTGAATTTTTACTAAAGGCCACTCATTCAGGGCGGTCACCCGGCCGCCCTCCACCTTCACAAGGGATCGCCGTCCCCCCGGCGGTCCCCCTTTCTTTGTCTTCCCAAAATGTAAACCCAACGTAAACCCAAACCATGCTAAAAAAGATATCCCGCACAGTCGTAACTATGCGGGATAATTGGCTGGGGGACAAGGATTTGAACCTTGATTCGCGGAGTCAGAGTCATGGCGGCAACGTGTAGTTTCGCCTACTTGGTAGGGTCTGTTTTACGTCGATGGCGGGAAAGGTCCAGGGGTGGCGGTTATTCGATGGGTTCACGCGCCTCCTCCAGGGCACGTGCGCGGTCGAAAGCATCGCCCAGGTGATCAGCAGTACCGAGGAGATCGGCGGTACCCACCTGGGTGTACAAACGGGTGGTGTGGATGTCGGCATGGCCGAACATCTCCTGGATGCGGCGGAGATTTTCGTTGAGCCCGACGAGGTGGGCTCCGCAGGTGTGGCGGAGCAGGTGAGGGTATATACGTTTGGTGATCCCGGCGGCGGCGCGGGCCCGGTCGATGGCGCGGCGGCCATTAGTGATGGGCCTTTTTTTCGTGCGTGAGGAGAGGAAGATGTAACCCACAGGCGGATCAGGGCGCATACCATCGAGCAGATCGACGAGCCAGTGGGGGATCCCGACGAGGCGCTCACGGCTGCCCTTGCCAAGGACAAGGGCGGTGCGGGCCTCCAGATCGGTTTTCTCCCACGTCATCATCCGAGCCTCGTTCGCGCGCAGGCCCATGAGATAAAGCGCACCGAAGTAGGCGCGCCAGAAGGGCTCTGTGGCCGCAAGAAAGCGGACCACCTCCTCGGCGGTGAGGATGATGGGGATGGGCCGCGTGTATTTGAGCTTGACGATGGCGGGACGGTCAAAAGGGATGCGGGCCTTGGTCCCCGCCCAGGTGAGAAAACCCGCGAAGTAGTCGAGCTCTTTGTTGATACTGCGGTCACTCACGGGCCGGGGTACTCTGATCTGTCTAAGGTTCGTCTGCTTCTTGCGGAGCTGGATGTAAGCGACGACATGGGCATCGTTGAGGTCGCCGATCGCAAGACCGCCGAAGTGGGGCCCGAGGTGATGGAACCAGGTGCTGTCGAGATCCCGGCGGGTCGTAGGCTCGCGGTAGAGCGCCACCTCCTCGGCCATGTACCGCTCCCACAGGTCGGCGATGAGGGTAAGTGAGGGGATGATGGCGGGGCGCTGCTTTCTCGCCCTCTGGACGTACAGGGCGCGGAAGGCGAGGGCCTCCTCCTCGGTGGTGATGGTCGAGGGTAAGGTGATGCGTGGGTAGGGGCCCTTACGGCCTTCAGGGTAATAGCGGAAGGTCCAGCGGCCGGCGCGCAGCTCAACGCTCATTTATTGGCGATGGTGATCAGTGTACTGATTTTATGATTGATCTCCTCCAGGTGGCGGTTCATGCGGTAGACATAGTACGGCATGAGGATGGCCAGCACGAGCAGTATCAACAGGCCGATTATTATCGGAAACATTGCAAAAGCAGCATAGTTCATGGAGCACCTCCTTAAGTTTTCGGCGTATCCGGCGACACTAGCACGGATACCCTACCCGTAAAATCCGCCCAGATCACACCTTCCCGCCGCGTCCACCTGCTTTTTTTGGTGACGGCCCCAACGTCGGCCTGCGCCGCACCACTTCCCGAAACGTTTTTAGGTTCTGCCCCGTGGCGACCTTGATCTCCTCGTCGCCCGATTGCATGATTTCAACGAGCGTCTCGATGAAGGGCTGCAGGTCGGGCGGGTAGGTTTTCACCACGACGTGGGCTGCCGCACCCTCAGCGACCAGTCGGTCAACCCCTTCCCGGCATAGGATTGTCTCCTTGACCATAGGCCGTTCACCGCCGTTGAGCAGCCAGCTCAGGTTAATGTCGGTTAGCCGATCTAAAGCGGCCAACGTCTCGGCTGATGGGTCTTTCGTCGTTCCGGTCTCTATTTCTGATAGGCTATTTGCTTTTGTGTTAATGATATCGCCAAGTTGCGTAAGGGTCAGGCCCTTTGATTTACGCCATATCCTGAGTCGTTCGCCTCTGCTCATATAAAATAAACTCGGTTTACCGAAAATAATGCTTGACAAGTTTGTCTGTATGCCGATAAACTTCTTACTATGGTAACAGCAGAAGACA